AATTTATCAATAGGACATTTACCTTTAAAACCTAAATTCTTAAATATTAGTTCCATTTCTGGACGTAAGAAATCGTATAAGAAAGCGTTTCTAGCTTCTTTAAGACGTTCAAAGAACACTTGAGCTTTTACAGTGGTATTAGCAAACTTTTCAGAACCAATAAGAATATTTTGAAGACCTTCTTTGATATCTTCATTTACTATTTTATATTTTTCATAACCTAAAACTTTATTTAGATCAGGAATAACGAATTCTGCTTTTGTAGTATAATCAGCGATAAGCACACGACCTACAGATTCATTGTTTAGCAAGCCTTGCATGGCTTTTATATTTTTATGATTGATACCGCCCTTGCTTGGCTCAGTACCCATTGTTATCAATAGAATGACGTTCTCAATTGTGCGGCAAATAGCTTGGTCTATCTTCTTCATTTCCATCTTGAAGTTGATGTCGTCCAAAACGGCAAATCCAAAAGGAATAGCAAAAGGCTCGTAGTCTTGCTTTTTATAAAAAGAATATATTACATCTGTGGGATTGAGTTGAATCTTTAATCCATCTTGTGCCCATTGACCATTCTTGATCTTTGTCTGTGTTTCTTTATCTAAACTATTAAAAATTTCAACATCTCTATCGTTTTTGGGGTTCTGTAATCTTTCTAATTCGTATTCAGAAAGTATTTTTTCATAAACTACTTTTCTCCAAGAACTTGTTCTATTAACAGTAACGTAAAAAGGATTCAATAGAATATATTGAACAGGAATTGAGTTTTTAACATCGTATGGAGTAGGATAATTATGAATCTCAACATTGGTTTCATAAGATCCCCCATCGTAGTTAGCGTATGTTTCTAATATGCTTTGAAAATCATCAATGGTAAATTTACCATTTACTTTATAAAAGAAAACATTACCGCTTCTATAATACTCGCGAAAGTATTGATCTTTTACGTTCCACATCTTTGTGTACTTCATCCATTTAGAAAAGAAATCGCGAGCTTTTTGGCTTCCACCTTCTAAATAAATTTCTGCATTAGCAAATTCAGACATGATATCAACTGCATTTCTAAAAATCGCTACATTAGCATAAGCTTTTTGGCACAACTCAATAGCATCGCGGATATTATATCCATTAATCGACATTTCGAAAGGCAACAATCCTTCGCGAATATTCGCATACTTATAAATCTTTGGCCCTACATAAGCTAAATTTCTACGCAATGAAGTATTGCCGTCTCCAGAACTAGACGAAGTATTTCTCTCGTAACTAGCAGTGCTTTCATAAAAAGAATCGCCAACAAAAGACGGTGTTGATTCGGTATTGTTGTTAATTAAATCTTCTAGATTAGAATTATCATTTTCTTTAGCACCTTTAGAAAATCTATTCCAGTAAGACGACTTTTTATTATAAGAGCGACTCATATTCTTTATTTTACACTTATAACTTTAAAAGTGACTTTGAAAGTTACTTTTATGATAGTATAAAAAAACATTAACTCCACAACAAAGTATAGAACCGTCTCTTATCCAATCATTTTTAATTAAAAAATCATGACAGTACACGCCTTTACCAATTAATTTATCTTTAGTTTCAAATATTTCAGATCTTCCGTCATCCCAGTTCCATTTTATCCAATTTCCTGGCAAATAGTTATCATCAATAGCTATTAAACAATTTTTGTTTATTCTTGTATATAAAGACAACAATTCTTGCAAATGATGAATTGCTGATGGATCAGGATTAAATAAATATAAATCGTAAGAATCCAATATGATCAAATCTAAAGACTTTACAAAATCTAAATCTAAATTTCTTAAAACATTTACACTATCACCTAATTTATAATCTATAATATCAGAAAAATCTTTAGTTATTTCTTTACATTTATTTAAATGATCTTCATTTATGTCTACAGTTAGCAAAGAACCACCTTTAATATTTTTTATCATTTTAGAAAAAACATAAGTCATAGAAGCAAATGATTCGTTGTTAGCGATATATCCGCTTCCTGTTTCTAATATATTAATCGGCCTATCTAAACGAACAAAATGTTCATACATTTTATTTATAAATTTTAATCTAGATTCTCCAAGATCCGTGAAATTTTTAATTTCATTTAAAAAATCATTATTCATATTAAGCTATAAACATTGGAGTAAATGTTTCTGTATTATCTTCTACAGTAACGCTTCTCATATCAATTATAATTTTTGTTAACCAATTTCCTAATACTAAGGCAGAATAACTATCTTTTCTTGGCTTGTCTGGCCCAGATTTACGTTTTAAATTTGCTGGAAGATCAAAATTCTGCATACCTTGAGCAGAAGTTGTGATTTGGATGAGAGCGCATTCTGTTTTTGTTAACAGTATCATGTCCGACAAATGCTCAACGAAATCAATCATTCTTGCGCCAACATCTGCTTTATCTAAATCAGAAACATTAGAGAACTTAAGGTTTTCTATACCTATCCTTTTATTTATTTGAGACTTATAATGATCATCCATAGCTCGACTGGCGAAGTACATACGACGATGATCAAAATTAGCTTGCAATAATTCATTAGCTTGACGTATCCAAGCTGATGTAGGCTTTCTCAAGAATACGGTTTTGTAGTCTGATTTATTATACTCCATTTTTGCAGAGTAAAGATTCGTTTGATATTCTTCTGGTCTTTCAAACTCTGTGATAATAGACTTTAATTCAATCTTCTCGTCTTTGAATAGCTCACTTTCATTGCATGAATTCATGAATTGAACGCCGCCGTTATAGTCCATGCATATCGCAGTAACATTAAAGTTTTTTAGAACGTATAGAAAATATTTAATATGATCTTTCAACGATGCGCCAGCCAAAGCATAAGAATGCACTAAAGTACCCATTTGTTTTTCGTAATTAACTTTTATTATTTGTATTGCAAAATCGTCAGATGCTTCTGTTTCTGACCAAGATGGATCGACAGCAACGATATACTCATCTTCTGGATTACCAACGACTTCTACAGATGGATTTTCTCCATCAGGCACTGTACACAATGCCATTTTAGATATTTTGAAATATCCAGAACTATCATCTGTAAATTGAGCGCCAAACTCTCTTTGAAACTGCGACTCACTCATTGTGGCTTTTGCTTGATTGATTAGATTCTGATCGTACAACTGAACTGGAGCGCAATCATATGAGAACTGCATAACACATCTCTTAGATGAATCTGTCGGCTTGGGATTATGTATTAAATTATCGTACTGCTCAAATAATTTATATAAATATTCGAACTTAAAAGATGCAGAAGACAATGCAATCAATTTATTATTAGGCCACACATATCTTTCCTCCTCTTTCATCTCGCCGCGCTCAATCAATTGAGTTTCTAGATTATATAATTCTTCGCGTTGAGTAGGATTCTGAACTACGGACAAGAACGGTACTATAACTTCATTATAAATACGTTCAGGCATCAACAGAAACTCGTCAATAATAATACGATGAAAGCGAAAACCACGAAGCTTTTCACCATCGCCCAAAGGTAATGCGCGAATGCGGCTTTTACCTATTTCCATTAACCATTCGTCATTGTTTTTCGAAACATGAGTGATACATTGCTTCAATAAATAAGCTTCAGGCTTCGCCGCAATATCTTCTATCTTTTTAAATATCATTTTCGACTGACGAAACGAACGAGACATAATACCAATCTCAATTCCTTGATTTAGTATAGCGTCTAATATAGCAAAAATACCAGTAGTATAACTTTTACTCATACCACGCGACCAGACTCCTAAAAAATAATCACTTTCCAACATAGACTTTACTGCCATATGTTGAAACGGAAATAATTTTACTCCTGTAATTAAATCAGTAGTAAAAGTAATATTGTTTCTTAAGAATTGATAGAATAAAAGCTTTGCCTCACGCTCTTCAAGGAAACCTTCTTTTTCAGAAAGCTCCTCGTTTGAAATGTAAGGGTTTTTTCTTATTCTTTGATTACCTGTTTCCCAACTCATGATTTAAAAAGTATTGTAAATCTACCTGCCATAGATCTTTGCCAAAATATAGTAATTTTGGTATAAGTTCTATTGATTTTTTTCTGCTCCCTGTGAAAACGAATTGCAAATGTCTTGGATACTTATGAGTCAATTCGCGCATGTTATGAAAAACATATTCTAAATTTGTTTTTCTTTTAAATTTTTTATGGTTATTGATTATATCATCGATTGTTGTTTCTATGACTACGAATAGATATCCCTCAAGCTCAACTGTGCGTTGTATTTCTCTTTCAAAACGCTCGACCCCAGAAGCCAACGTTCCTAAGAAATCATTTTCGCTTTTTCTATCTACGAAAGTATAACTATATGTTTGATTATTCATTAAATAATCTCCAATAAATAGTTTTTCAACTTTTGTATTAGTAAATTCAAGAGGATCTTGTTCGCGAGTATCCACTAAAATAGTTTCATTCTTCAAATTAACATCGTTAAATGTTTTCGGCAAAGGCTTATTAAAAATAGGCTCTTTATCTAATAATTTACATACCGAATTATAAGAACCAAAATGTTTTTTATATAAATTAATTGTTGGCAAATTCAAAGATCTCAATTCATTATAAAAAGGAGCATAAAAGTAATTTTTTACCTTTAATCTTTTTTTCAGTATTTCTACATATTTTTCTTTAACAGTTTCTTGATTTTCATTTTTTTCCCATAGCAAAAATTCATTAAAGTCTAAGAATTCTGTGTTAAAATACTTGATTTTATTAACAAAAGGAATTGGCTTTTTATAATAAAGAGAAATCCTTGGATAATATTTACAATAATACTCTGCCTGATACATTCCATGCTTTTTTAAATGAGCGTGAAAACATTTATCATTAACAAAAGACTCATTACATATCTTACATTCTGTCATATAGCGTCTTCTTTAGTGATTCCTAGTATTCTCGCCTTCCATGCAGACATTGTTTCAAGCCTATCAGCTTCTTCTTTCACAACTTTCTTTTGCATGTCTGCTATCTGAATCATCATCTTTCTTTCGTTTTCATCTTGAAACAATTCGACAAGACTAAGAATAGATGCGTTCTTTTGTTGATGCGATTCTATGCGCTTTGCGCGTTCACCATTCAGCTTTTGCAGCGACTTATCGATACGTTGGGCGCATTGATTATATTCTTCGCTAATAGTCTTTAATACTTCAGTAAGACGCATGGTAAAATCTTTTTGTTCTTGAGTGTCATTGAACATTTCATTTACTTTGTTCTTTTTCATGTCAATTTGTTTAAGATTTATATAATCCATGCAAACATTGATATATAAAT